AAAGATACCAAAGGAACTTGACATATTGCCGATGGTTGACTATACTAGTCAATACGAAGACAGCTTCTTAGCGCCGTTGCGTGTGATAACGGATAAGATGAACTGGATATTGAAAAACGATGAGGTAGGAACACTGGAGGATTTTTTGGATGAATGATGATTATGATAATTTCGTTGGTAAGAAAGCTGAAGTTGAGAAGAAAGGTACACTAAACGAGTTTCTTGGCATCAAAGATGAAGAGCCTTGGGAGAAACACTGGGTAGGTATGCCAGAGTTTGAGCAAGAGGATGATCCAAACTACAAGGAATTACTGGTGAAGTTCAAGACAAAGGAAGACTATGAGAAGTTTCAGAAGCTGATAGAGCAGAAGCTCACATTGAAAACTAAAAGCATATTCTATCCCAAAGATGATAGATTACCAAACCGTTTATTGAGGTGGGTTGTAGATGATTAATCCAAAGTATCCCGTATATATCGTATCCAAAGGAAGAGCAAAGACTGGCGGCACTCGCAAGTCTCTTGACCGTATGGGTGTTCCCTATAAGATTGCTGTTGAGCCACAAGACCATGATGACTATGCTGCTGAAGTAGGTGAGAGCAAGTTGCTAGTGCTACCGTTCAGCAATCATGGTGACGGGCCTGGAAGAGCAAGAAACTGGTGCTGGGAACACTCCATCTCGCAGGGTGATAAGCGTCACTGGGTTCTAGATGACAACATCGATGACTTCTATCGCTTGCACAAGAACTATCGTATACGAGTGGAAAGCGGTGTTGTCTTCAGAGCACCAGAGGACTTTGTAGACAGGTATGAGAACATAAAGATAGCAGGGTTGCGCTATAGGTTCTTCTTACCACCAAATGAGAAGCGCCCACCTATCGTGTGGAATACAAGAATATACTCCTGTCTCTTGATTGACAATGAGTGTAAGCATCGTTGGAGAGGAAGATATAATGAAGACACTGACCTCTGTTTACGAGTTCTCAAAGATGGAGATTGCACCATAGTGTTCAATGCGTTTCTACAAGGTAAAAGTGCTACACAAACTGTGAAGGGTGGCAACACAGAGGAGTTTTATCATAAAGAGAACAAAGAGCAAATTAATAAGGAAAATTACAATCCGTTTGGGACGATGAACAAATCCCAGATGTTGGTTGATATGCATCCAGACGTTGCCAAGTTGTCATGGCAATATGGTAGAGTTCATCACCATGTAGACTACTCTGGCTTCACACAGGAGCCTATACTAAGAGAGGGTGTAGATTTGAGTAAGATGCCTAAAGTAGACAACTATGGTATGAGATTTGTTCAGAATTGGAAAGAAGTCACTTGACAAATCCTGTTGAGTATGCGATAATATGTATATAATGTGTTCCCCCAGCCTTGAAGCAATAGGGGGAACCCGCACAGCGCCGATTTTGGCCGTGCAACAGTGGAGAAAGAAAATGAAAAACCGATTTATTGGAGACAGTAGGATTCCATCATTCAAAGATGGAAGTTCCACAATAGACCTCTCAAAATATTCAGAGACAGTAATGCCAGAGTACAGGGGATTTAAGTTCCTGTATATCACTGTTATGGACATTAGCCAATATATCATCAAGAGTGATTTTTACAAAGAACTGGCGCAGTGGGAAATTCGTTACGATGATGGAGATGCAGAAGCGAAACAGGAGATGCAGGATTCCTATACTCGTCTTGATTGGGATGTTGAACAGGGCCCACCACCACAGTTTACGGCACAAGCGGATGGTACGATTACAGCGGATGACGCAATCAATGGTCGCCGCCGTATTCGTGGTGCAATTGAGCGTGGTGTCAAGTTTATTCCCATTGCAGTGTATGAGGCAGATGAAGAACTCACTGATGAAGAAGTGTACCAGTGCCGTGTAGAAGCAGCACAGAAGGCAAATAACCTTGTTGGTAGTATACGGTTTAATGGGAAAGATGACTACATCATGACAGGTGTATCTTTTGTCAGGGATGGGATTATTGGTGGAGACAGTGCTGCTGTACTCGCTTGGTTGGAAGATCGCATGAATTATAAGGAGCGGTTTCTATCATCAAGCACTCAAAAAGAAATCTTCAATAAGATTATTGAGTGGGGAAATGCAAATTATGATCTAACCAAAAATATGGATGGTCCAATTGCAGATGCATGGTGCCAGGAGCATGGCCACAAAGTGAAAGATTCTAATGGACACTTTGATAAATCTTTACACATTGTATGTGTAGATAACACTAAATATGCAGACCGTCTTATGGCATACCACATTATTCCTGCATGTCTTGCTTTACAACGCAATGACCCAATAAGAATCATTGGCTATAGCAAGAAGCGCAAACCTCTCGATATCAAGAAGAACACTAAAAGCTTTGCTGATGCAATAGAGGATGCTTACAAGAACTGTTTTAAGTTGGTAGAGGTAATGCTTGGTGATACTATGACATTGAATGTTCCAAAGTATCGTCCTTGGGTAATCGAAGGGTGTATTCCACAAATACAAGGTGAACAGGACGTAGATGGTAGTGAGTTGATTCCATATGAAAAAGTAATTGCTAGTCTTCCAAAGAAGAAGACGAAGAAGACCGAGCTAACTGAATTCATGGAAATTGATAAATCATTGGGTATAGCAGCATAGTTATAACTAAAGGGGGGGGTTGATAAAAACCCCCCTTTCTTTATCTTGACAGCCATCAAGTTCCATGTTATATAAATAGAATATAACACACACATGGAGCAGTTGAATGTCTAACCTCAATCACTATGTCCGGCAATTACGCCCCCGTACAGAATCATATACTCCCCATGTTGATAGGATTCAAGACTTATTAGTTGAGAGTCCAAAGTCTGATAGGTATGAAAAAGATGTTGCTGATACTCTCAATAAAATAAAAGATGTGACTGCTGAAAGACCTAAAGTTTCAACCGCATATGCAGATATCAGAGTTACGGCACAGAATGGTAATACTTCTTGGATAGAAGTTAAAATGAATCATACAGATAATCTTAGTAACCCTAGAGTGTTTTTTGATGGTAAAAAGTGGGATACTACATACACCACATCCGCCGCCGCAAGGTCTGTAGAATTATTAAATAAATCTGACCAAACTAAAGATTTTCTTGAAGCAATTTCAAAATTCTCTGGAATAAAAACCCCCAAGATACCAACGACAAAGAGTGGATTAAAGGATAAGGATGCTGTTCCCCTAGAGGTTATGAAAGAGTATTTTTCTCAGCCGGGAATTAATAGATATATAATGACTGAACCTGATGTTAATCTGGGTGAAGTAATAACAGACCACTATTTAAAAGGTAAAGCAGAGCCAGCATATTATATGCAAGCTGCTGATGACTTTTATATGATTGGTAGGTCAAATCCTTTAAAATTAAATAAAAATATTCCCTTGCTATCTGGAGCAGGACCATTTAGAATAAGAATTGCAACAAGGTCTGCATATTATGAGGTTCAAGCAGAATTAAAAATTCAAGAGATGCCAAAGAGTAGATATTCAATAAAGCCCGGTTCTAAAAAAATAAACCCGTTCGTGTTGTAGGGAAAGTAAAATGATAACACAATCAGATTTAAATCAGGTAGAGAAGTTTGCTGACCGGCTGTTCGCAAAGGTTGGTATTGATGTTGAGTTCACTCGACACTTTATGGACAGGGTGAATGATGCTCGTAATAAAAAACAGATTACTCCTGCTGAACTAACTCGTTTATTCAAACAGTCTTATTCCAAGTATGGTAAGAAGATTGCAAAACTTGGTCCTGATGCAGAGGCTGTTATCAATGACATGAGGACAAATATCAATATGCCATTTGTCCTCAACCTCAAAGGAAATGAGTTGGAGTTGGTGGCAAAAACTGTTATGCGTAAGAAAGATTTCAAGACCTCTGGTCCTAAAATGTCTTTTGAATCTTTTCTTGCAGAAGACAAGGGTGGTAAGAACCTTCACCTAGAACATCTAGAGGATGAAATCCTCAACTATGGTGTTGATGGTGGTAGAGCTGCACTTAACTTTCTGCGTTCTCTGCGAGATATGTTAGCGGGTTCTGCACGTTCTAGTGTAAACATGACGGTTAAGTGGGACGGTGCGCCAGCAATCTTCGCTGGTGTTGAACCAGAGACAGGTGACTTTTTTGTGGCCAAGAAATCTGTGTTCAACGTCTCACCCAAATTATACAAGACCACAAAAGAAATTGATGATGATTTATCTGGAGCATTAAATGAAAAGTTTAAAGTTGCACTTAAAGAGTTTTCTAAGTTGGGTATCAAGGGGGTACTACAGGGTGACCTCATGTTCACTGACGATGTGGAAACAGAGACTATCGATGGCGTCAAGTATTATACTTTTCAGCCTAACACTATTGTCTATGCTATACCTGTTGATAGCGTATTAGGTAAGACTATCAAACGTGCAAAGGTTGGTATTGTCTGGCACACCACATATACAGGCGACACCCTACAGGGTATGAAAGCATCATTTGGTGCAGATATTAAGGGGTTAAAAACCCCATCAAGCGTTTGGATGGATGATGCAACCTATAAGGACGCATCTGGTAAGGCAACATTTACTGCTAAAGAGACAGAACAAATCACTGCTATACTATCACAAGTTGGTAAAACTTTCAATAAGATCAATGCGAATGGGTTGCGTAAGTTCCTTACTGTGCAGAACGGTATGACGGGTGCGATTGCTGGTGCATCACTCATGACCTATAACAACTCAAAGGTTCGTGCGGGTGAGAAGATTAGTAA